ACATTAGAGATGAGCAACATAGCATACGCCGAGGACATTGAAGAATACCGCCTCAACGGTAAGTTAATAACTGCAGTGCATGAAGTGATTGACCCAGTGATTAACCGACTGGCTTCATTGAATCCGCTTTGGACATTCACTGCTTTTCGCGTAGCACGTACTAGCGGTGATGAACGCTGTGTGGATGGGTTTAAGGTTAGGTTAGATAGTGAAGAGTTAGGTACTATCACTAAGTCATACATGGGTGGTAAGGGGAATGTGATTGCTGTTACTAATGACCGTATAGGTAAGGTTAGGTCGCGCTCTAACTCGTATCGAACTGCTGACGCAGACAAAGCTATCGTCATGGCGAAGAAGATGTTTGGCAAGATGAGTACAGCAGAGCGTATAAGCAAGGCTAAGGATATTGCGGAACGTATAGTAACCTCCGCGTCGTGGGATAAACAAAGGGAGTGCGATAACAACAGCAGAGTTGTCAATAAGGAGTTAGAGAAATGGGCGAGTACTAAGGGCTACGCTATGTTCATGGAGTACATAGATAAGGAGGCGGCGCTTGATGTACGCAACGCGGTGATCCAGTCTAGGGATAGACTAACCACGCTTAAGGTTGAGATGCAAACTATTGAACGAGTCCAATCTGACTTTGGCGAGGGCAAGACTGCGCTTATCGTTAAGGACGCGGGTAAGTATCTAGTCAAGATAGGTGACAAGATCAATCTGTATTCGGATGGAGATTTGCCTACGGACATACGCATGAAGCTAGGCATGCTTAAGTTGGTAGAGGACACACAGTATCTCACTGACATAGGTTGCCGAGTGACTAGCGAAATCTTTGTACTGTTAATTGACGACCTAACAAATGTTAGCGAAGGAGAATGAAATGGACACAATGACCCCAGCACAAAAGTTACAGCCACCCACTAAGCCTACGGATGGTATCTTGAACCCTAACTTCAAGTACACACCCGCCGCGAATACGGACGTACAAGCAGTATGGCGTAAGTTTGGATGGACACCTGCAAGTGAGAGTAAGCAAGGAAAGGAAGCTAAATGACAACCGGGATAGAGCATTTAAAACTAGAGAAACAACGCAAAGGTAGAGGGGTTGGTAAGAAGCCCGCATTGTTTATGACCAGCCTGCGCTTGCCCGTAGATGTTATGGAGTTTTTTAACAAGGAGTATCCGTACACAAAGCAAATGAAGATTAGAGAAATTCTTACTGACTACGTTAATAACCAAAGGAGTGAATCATGAGTAAAAAAGCAACCGCCAAACCAAACGTATCCAACCAAGTACGTGAACTATACGAGGCTAATCCTGAGATTACAGCTAGGGAAGTAATCACTAAGCTGAAGTGCACACCAAAAGCTGCTTACTCCGTGCTGCACTACCTGCGTAAGAAGAGCGCAAAGACAACTGTAAATAGTGTCCCACCCAAGCGTGGGCGTCCAGCTAAGAAATCACAGACCCTACTTTTACCCAATTCATCAGTAGAGGTTAAGCCAGCCAAGCAAAGGATGCAATCTGCCGAGAGGATTACAGAGGTGCAGGTAGACCCTATCAATCACCCACCACACTACAAGGTAGGTGGCATTGAGACTATTGACTTCATCGAAGCGAAAGGTCTGGACTATAACCTTGGTAACGTAGTTAAGTACATCACCCGTGCCGACCACAAGGGCAACAAGTTGGAAGACTTACGCAAAGCCCAGTGGTATCTCACCCGTGAGATCAACAGCCTGATCTAACATTTGTTAGAAGCTAGGGAAAACACCTAGTAATTTAGCCACCTTCGGGTGGCTTTTTTACGCCTATACTATTGACAAAGTAAAAAGCCCCGATATAATCAAAGGCTTGAAAACAAATTGGAGTTTGTCATGAATTATCAGAACGCAAGGATAGACGAATACAGCGCGCTACATTGCCCCCAATGCGACGAGGGCTATCTACACCAACGTACAGTCACAATATTTAATCGGGCGGGGGATGGTAAGAACACAGAGGTTACATGTGTTCAAGTGAATACTGACACATCGACTGTACTGATTACTGACGAAACCACAAGCAACCCAAGCCGCGATAGAAACGGCATGCTGATTGAGTTTGAGTGTGAGTATTGCTCTTGGGGAGAAGACGGCGAAGCATTGCCCGATAAGTTAGTCCTTGCTGTGTATCAGCACAAGGGTGTAACATTTGTTCAGTGGGTGGATTAATGGCAACCACACCTGAAGCCAAGGTCAAGGCAAAGATCAAGACCATACTAAAAGACCACGGTGTCTACTATGCCATGCCTATCGGTACTGGCTACGGTAACAGTGGAGTCCCCGACTTTCTTTGCTGCGTGAACGGCAAGTTCGTAGCTATCGAAGCCAAGGCTGGCAAGGGGCAAGCGACTGCACTACAACTAAAGAATATGCAATCAATCAATGCGTCTGGCGGTTACACGTGCATCATTAACGAGAGCAATCTTGAACACCTAACAAATGTTATAGCGGAGTGCATGCAGTGAAAATTTTGACAATTGATTTTGAGACATATTATTCGCAGGAGTTTAGCCTGTCAAAGATTACTACGGAAGAGTATGTACGCAGCGATGAGTTTGAAGTTATAGGTGTGTCAGTACAGGAAGACAACGGTGAGCCTGTATGGTTCAGCGGCGAGTCTGATGCCATGCACCAGTTCCTTACACGATACGATTGGGCTAACTCCTTAGCACTTGCACACAACGCCCCGTTTGACGGCGCTATTTTGAAGTGGGTATTCGGAGTCAGCCCCAAAGGATGGCTTGATACTTTGTCTATGGGCAGGGCCTTACATGGTACTGAGGTAGGTGGTAGTCTTAAAGTATTAGCCTCGCACTATGACGTAGGGGTCAAGGGTACAGAGGTAGAGGATGCTAAGGGCCTCAGGCGTCAGGACTTTACTGATACGCACCTAGCCACTTATGGGGAGTATTGCAAGAACGACGTTAAGCTTACCTACTCCATATTCTTACTTATGAGTATCAGTTTCCCTGCAGCGGAGTTACGTTTAATCGACCTGACCATCCGTATGTTCACCGAACCTACGCTCGAGTTGGATGGGGACTTGCTTGAGGAGCATCTACAACTAGTTCAGTCTACGAAGATAAAACTGCTTGCCCATTACGACAAAGACGACCTGATGAGTAACCCAAAGTTTGCTCAGTTGCTCAAGGTGCATGGCGTTGAGCCCCCGACGAAGAAGAGCCTTGCTACGGGCAAAGAAACTTATGCTTTTGCCAAGACAGACGAGGCGTTCAAAGCACTACTCGACCACCCAAACCCAGTTGTACAAACTATGGTAGCGGCAAGGTTGGGCACGAAATCTACGATTGAAGAAACACGGACAGAACGATTCATTGGTATTGCTAAGCGAGGGGCAATGCCTGTGCCCCTGCGATATTACGCGGCGCATACTGGACGATGGGGTGGAGACGACAAACTAAACCTACAAAACTTACCAAGAGGGTCAATGCTCAAGAAAGCAATCAGAGCACCGCAAGGCTACATGATGATTGACTCAGACTCATCACAAATTGAAGCCCGCACATTGGCATGGTTAGCGGGACAAGACGACTTAGTAAAGGCATTTGAAGATGGCGAAGACGTATACAAAATCATGGCATCGGCTATTTATGGCAAGAGAATCGAAGAGATTACAAAGGATGAGCGGTTTGTCGGTAAAACGACGATTCTTGGAGCGGGCTACGGCATGGGGGCGACAAAGTTTCAAGCGCAACTTAAAAATTTTGGTGTTGAAGTTGAGATTGAAGAAGCACAGCGAATTATCAATACGTACCGAAATACATATCCGAAAATTACTCAACTATGGAAAGATGCGGGCACTGCGCTCAAAGCCATACTTCAGAAGCAACAAACTACGTTAGGCCGAGACGGTCTGCTAAAGATTGAGGGCGAGGACGGCGTTCGCTTACCTAATGGCTTGTATATTCGGTACCCCAACTTGCGTTTGTACGAGAGTGAAGAGGGTAAAGCTGAGATCGTTTACGACACCAAGAAGGGCAAAGCAAGTTATACCTAACCGAATCTATGGCGGTAAGGTAGTCGAGAACGTATGCCAAGCCCTAGCGCGAATAATCATCGGTGAGCAGATGCTCATTGTGGCTAAGAAGTATAAAGTAGTAATGACGGTGCATGATGCGATTGCACTGATTGTCCCGGAGCATGAGGTTGAGACTGCTAAAGAATATGTAGAGTTGTGTATGCGGCTACGCCCCAAGTGGGCGCAAGAGTTACCTTTGAACTGCGAAGCAGGATATGGGAGAAGCTATGGAGAATGTTGATAGCTATAAGTTGCATTAGAGCAATGAAACTGGAACCTTTGGGTATCTTAATAGAACGTATGCGCGTTTTGAGTGGCGCGAGAAAGGCACATGATGGCGCGAGAAAGGCACACGATGAGTAAATTATGGGTTGACCCGCCCGAGGGATGGAAGTTTGGCTTTCCGGCTATCTATGACCCTGAGAAAGACGGGCAGATGAGTGAGTGGATTGTCAGAAAAGGCTACCCACTTCTAACAATTAAAGAGTATGGCGAGCAATGGCACATTCGTTGTTGGCCTGCGGAAGAGCCCGAAAAATATCCCGATAAGGACATTTCTGCACAAAAACCATCCGAAGATGTAAAAAATGCCCCGATCGGGACAGAAATGCGCAAAACCACACGCGAGGAAAAGATAAGCCGTCCCGCCGTGTACGAAGTGCCAAAAAAGACTACTCGGAAGGTTACAGTTTCACAAGACGATACCCCCCGTATACATACAGTTGAACAACTCATGGACGAACTAGCCGTGGCTCGGATGCTGATACACGAGTTGGGTGACCGACTGGCTAAGTTGGAGAAGCCTTGGGTAGGGTTAACCGAAGATGAGGCTATTGAGTTGTTACCTGTCGGTGATTGGGAAATCGAACCAACTTTGG